GGCGTTCTCGTCCCAAGCGTTGCCCTCGAAGGACGAGATGACTTCAAGCCGTCGAGGGTTGCCTGTTTGAAGTTCGCATAGTCGCATCTCGACCGGCGCTGATGTGAACCCGACCTTGACCGGCCCACCGTTCTCCTCGCCGATGAAGTAGACGCGCCCGTCGCGGATGGACCGGGCGGTGATTCGCTCGACGGCGCGCTGAATGCTCGCCTTCGTCAGTTCGCCGCTCGGCTCGCGGCGCAGGTATCGCATGACTTGCGGTTCCATCATCCCCCGTACGGACTTCCCGGCACGCCGCGCCGATCGGCTTGCAGGATCCGTCGCGCCAGCTCGATCGCGGCGAGCCGTTGGAACACGGCGGGCTTGCGATTGACCTTCGCAGCCGCGTCGTGGACGGCCTTGTGCTCGACCTTGCAGTAGCTCGACTTCACCACGCCTGTTCGCCGCTGCGCGCCGGATAGCGCCGGTCGCCCCCGTGTCGCACGCTTCGGCGGATCGGTGTCGTCCATTCCCATGCACCGGAAAAGAATCCTTTGGGCCTCCTGTTCGCGTCGAGGCTAACAACGGGTCGCGTTGGTTGCCACGCCCGGCACAAGGGATCGCCCCGGACGCCTCCCGTCGCCGTTCCGATTGAACGGCCACAGCGGACCCCGAAGCGAGCCCGTCACGGTTCCCGTCCGCGTACTCGGACCGGACGGCTCCGTCGCCAAGAGCCTGCTCAGCGATTGGACGGTCGGCACCAACCTGCGGCTCCAGCTCGGCGGCGCGGACGAGATCCAGCGGCCCTTGGAGGAAAACCCGTGGCTGCACGCCTGCGCGACGGCGATGTCCACGGCGGTCGCGGCGGTCCCGCTTCGGATCTACGCCGTGCCGCCCGGAACGGCGGGCGACGACGACGCGGGCCAAGAGGTCACGAACGAGGCGGATCCCGTCTACCGGCTCCTCCACGCGCCCAACCGCTTCGACGTGTGGGGCGACTTCGCCAAGCGCGGCGTGTTCCACCGCATCGGCAACGGGGAGGACTGGTGGTTCCTCGCGGGACCGGACGGGAAATCGGTGCCGTCGAAGGAGGACGGGACGATCCCGCTCCCAACGCAGATCATCCAGGCGTCCGGCGCGTGCATCAGCGAGGCGGACACGGACGAGTGGGGCATGCCGAAGGCGTGGCGCTACAGCGCCTCGGGCGGGCGCGGCGCTCCCCCACCGTTCCCGGTCGCGTCGGTGCTCTCGTTCCTCGACCCGGACCCCTACAACCGCTTCCGGGGCCTCGGTGCCGCCGAAGTGCTGGCGCGCGAACTCGGCCAATACTTCCAGGCGCAGCGCTACATCGAGGGGCTCGCGCGCAACGGCGGCGAACTCGGCGGCATCCTCAAGATGCCGAACGGCATCAGCGGCGGCGAGGTCGAAGCGACGCAGACGAAGGTCGACGACCTCATCACGAACAGCGAGAACCGGGGCAAGTACCTCGTCATCGGTGCGGACGCCGACTTCATCCCGAACGGCATCACGCCGAAGGACATGGAGTTCAAGGCGCTGTTCGAGTGGGTGCGCGATTGCATCTGCTCGGCCACGCACGTCCCGCCGCCCGTCATCGGCGTCTATACGGACGCGACGTACAACAACATCAAGACGGCGCACGCGGAGTTCTGGCGCTCGGGCGTCATCCCGTACCTGCGCAGCATCGAGGGCGTCCTCAACGAGAAGTTCTTTCCGCGCCTCGTTGATCCGAAACTCGCGGCGTACCGCGTCTATTTCGACACGTCCGACATCGAGGCGCTGCAAGAGGACAACACCGCCAAGATCGAAGCGGCGGCGCGCGTCTCGGTGCAGACCGGCGTCACGTTCAACAACGCGCTCGCGCTGTTCAACGTCGAGGCGGAAGTGGAAGGCGGAGACGAGCCGCCGTCGGAGCCGTTCGATCCGTTCGCGCCGACCGAGGACGAGCCGAACGAGGAGCCCGAGAGCGACGAAGAGGACGAGGACGGCGACGAAGAGGAGGAGCGAACCGCCCCCATCGCGACGACTCGCGCAGGCGCTCCGATGCACGAGCGTGCCGCGCGTCTCGAATACTGGGAGCAGATCGAACGCGCCGTGCGTCTGCCCGGCGAGAAGCGCGTCCGCAAGGTCGCATCGACGTTTTTGGAGCGGTACCGCGACGCGCAGATCGCGCGGCTCCGGGCCTTCGCCAAGAACGGCAAGAACCTCAACACGAAGGCGGGCCAAGCGTTCGCGGCCCTCGGCTACGTCTCGCGCGACATCGCGCCGGGTGACGAGGCGGAACTCGCGCGGCAAGCGGAGATCCTGCTCCTCAACAAGAAGGAGTGGGAAGCGAAGATGTCGGCGCTCTTCGACGCGCCGCTTCGCTCGGTCGCGTCCACGGCGCTCGCGGGCGCGGCTGCCGAAACCGGCGGCGTGTCCATCGGCGTCGGCAGTCCGCGCATCGTCGACGCGCTGGGGCGGCAGATGATCCAGCTCACCGAGGGCGCGACCTCGACGCTGGCGAATCGCGTCCGCACGCGGCTCATGGACGAGCTGGCGAAGGCCACGTCCATCGGAGACCTACAGGAGAAGGTCAAGGAAGTGCTGCCCGAGCTGGAAGGCTCGGTGCGGGAGGCGTTCAAGCATCTCGACGATCGCGCGCTGACGATCGCTCGCACCGAGGTCGGGCACGCGGTCGGGACGGCGCGGCACGAGCAGTTCAAGCACGACGGCGTGACGTCGATTCAGTGGGTCAGCGAGGGCGACGCGAACGTGCGCGAGTCGCACAAGCGGGTCGACGGCGACGTGATCCCGCTCGGCGGCACGTTCTCGAACGGACTGCACTACCCCGGCGACGAGCGAGCGCCTGCGGATGAGGTCATCAACTGCCGTTGCCACACGGCACCTGTGACGGAGCCATGAGCAAGTACGCCGACATCGCGCCCCGAATCTGGTCCGGCACGGCGAGCGAAGCGGAACTCCGCGCGTTCAAGCCCGAGGACGTGCTCGCGATCAAGAGCGACGTGGAGCACGCCCGCGTACGTGCCATCGCGCGCGCGAAGCCCAAGACGATCGACCGCGAGGCGGGGACCGTCGAATGGCTCGCGAGCGACGAAACGCCCGACCGCATGGGCGACGTGATCCTCGTCAAGGGATGGGACTGGGCGAACTGGATGCGGAACCCGGTGATTCTTCGGAACCACGCGGGCGACAAGCTCCCGCTCGCTCTCGGCACGGACGCCTACAAGCGTACGCGCGACGGGCGGCCCGGCTTCTACATCGCGGGCGCGTTCCTGCCGAACGAGAAGCTCGACGAAGAGGGGCGGCTCTACCGCGTGCTCGTCCTCGACGGCGACCTTCCCGCGTCGTCGGTCGGCTTCATGCCGAAGAAGGTCTCGCGGCCCGAGGATCCGAAGGAGCGCGCGGAACTCGGCGTCGGTGACTTCGGCGTGGTGTACGAGGCGCAGGAACTCCTCGAACACTCCGTCGTCACGGTCCCGGCGAACCCGAACGCGCTGCTTCGGAAGCTCGACGTGCTCGCCAAGGACGGCGCGTTCGGCGCGGCGTTGATCGAACAGGTGCGGAAGGATCTGGAGCCGAGCACGCGGACCGTCGTGCAGGTGGCGAAGCCCGAGACGCTCCATCGCGTCAGCGGGACTTGGATCGCTGGCGACCCGGCGTCTTTCGTCCCGTTCCAGGCTGACGGCAACGTCGCCATAGACGTGCTGCCGAACGCCGTGACGCTCGGCACGTTCGGGACGATCACGGGCACCGTCATCGGCAAGGACGTGTCCGCCGACGGCGCGGCGCTCGATTCGTCCCCCGCCGTTAGCCTCGACGCTACCGGCGTTCCCGACCTCGCCTCGACGCTCGCGGAGATCAAGTCCGCGCTCGACGGCATCCAGAACACCCTCAGCGCGGAGCTTCCGGCGCTGCGGGCTCAGCTCGAATCAGTCACGCGCGGCGCAGCGGCTCAAGCGGATCCGTCCGGGTCCCACGTCGAGCCCACGGGTTCGCCCGCCCCTGACTCGCGAGCCCTGAAACCGGAAGCGGTTTTCGACCTGGCGCTTCGCATGGCCGAGCAGGTCATCGATGCGCGCAAGAACAAGGACAACAAGCGATGAGCGCAACCACGCTCGACGCCGCCGAACTCGTCAAGCAGTTCGAGCAGGCGATCGGCAAGAAGATCGACGAGTCGCGCGCGGAGGATCGTGCCGCGTTCGAGAAGTTCGTCGACGACAAGATCAAGGCAGCGAACGCGGAGATGGAGCGCAAGCTCGCCGTGCATTCGCTGCCTGGCTCGGCAGACGCGACGCACAACGGCAAGAAGTACGACCTCGCGGGCGTGCTCTCCGCCGTGGTCCGCAACGACTTCTCCTCGGTGCAGATGGAGAAGGCCATGTCGGACGAGATCCGGCGCAAGACGATGACCTTCGCGGATGCCGAAGCGGGCGGATTCTTCGTCCCCGCCGAGCAGTCCCCGGAGATCATCCGCAAGCTGTACGCCACGTCCGTCGTCAAGGCGATGGGCGCTCGCGTGCTGCCGTTGAGCGCCGCGCCGTTCACGCAGACGCGCATCAGCGGCGGCTGCACGGCGGGCTGGGGCTCGGAGATCGCGACGATCACCGGGAGCGGGCTCACGACGCAGCAGATGACGCTCAATCCGCGTCGCCTCGCCGCCGTCGCGCCCATCTCGGACCTCCTCCAGATCCTCCAGAACAACGGAGCGGTCTCGGAACTGGAGGCCGACATGGGGCAGGCGATGGGCCTGGAACTCGACCTCGCGGCGATGACCGGCAACGGCGTCCCAGGTGCCGAGCCGCGCGGCATCATCAACCTGCCGGTCCAGACGGAGACGCTCTCGGACCCGGCGACCTACGACCAGTGGGTTGCGTTCCGCAGCAAGGTGCGCGGCGCGAACGCGCTCGTCGGCTCGCTCGGCTGGGTCATGTCCAACGCGGACATGCTGGAGCTGGAGCAGATCAAGGACACGACCAGCGGCACGGACACCAACGTGCAGCCGCTCGGATCGCGCTCGCTCCTCACGGGCGAGGGCGAGAACGTCAAGGTGCTCGGCTACCGGGCGATGGTCAGCACGCAGCTGTCCGACGGCCAGGTGATCTTCGGCAACTGGAACGATCTCGTGATCGGCCAGTGGGGCGGCGTCCGCTTCGACCGCACGAACGCGGTCGGGTTCCTGACCGGCGAATCGCACATCCGCGCGGTGACCTACGCGGACATCGGCGTGCGCCACTTCGAGTCCTTCTGCATCCCGGCCTGATCGGGAAGGAGCACAGACCATGAGCCTCAAGACTGCTCGGATGTCGCAACCGATCCGCATGCTCAAGCCTGCGGACCACGGCAACACCGCCCCGACCACGGCGAATCTGACCGTCGACCTCACGGCGGCGACCGTCAAGGGATTCAACGCTGTGATGATCGCACTGCACGTCGGGACGATCACCGGCACGTCGATCGCGTGCAAGCTCCAGGAGTCCGCTTCGGACTTCTCGGGCTCCGACGTGACCGGCGCGGCGTTCACGACGATCACCACGTCGAACGACGACACCGTGCGCTACATCCTCGTCGATCTCCAGAAGATCACGATGCGCTACATCAAGCTCGCGTTCACGTTCACGGCCATCACCGTGAGCCCGCTGTCGGCGGAAGCGATCTTCTTCGACGCGCAGGACTCGGAACTCGTGTCGGTGGCGGCGGATGCCGTCGTCGCCTGACGTACCGAGCTAGCAGAGAACGGCGGGCCGGGGGCACCGGCTCTCGGCTCGCCTTGATTTTCAGTCAAACAGGAGGAACCGAATCCATGCGACTTATGCGCGTCAAGAAGGGCCGGTCTCTGCATTGGCCCGAGAACTTCACGTCCGCCGACGATCTGTACCGTGGCGGAGAGGGCTACGTGGTCGACCTCGACGCGCCGCATGAGGCGGAATGGTGCGCCGGGATGCTGCACGTCCTGGAGCCCGCGCCGAAGGACGTCACGGCGGCGACGCCGATCAAGAACGCGCGTGCGCTGCGGATGGTCAACGAGGCGAAGCGCAACCCCGCGCCGGTCGCCACGAGCACCGCTCAGACCGCGAGCAAGCCCGTCCAATCCGACCTCCCCGCCGTCGATCTCCCCAAGCCCAAGGTCGCCGCGAAGGCGTAACCCGTGGCCGACGACCTCAAGCCGCTCGTCTACGACGCCGCGCTCGGCCATGAGCGCGAGATGGTGCCGGGCGAGGACACGATCGACCCCGACCTCATCACTGGGGGCGCGGGGCTCGGTGATGTCGTCGGCCCGGCGTCGAGCGTGGACAACACGGTCCCGCGCTACGACTCGACGACGGGCAAGTTGCTCCAGACATCGGGCGTCGCGATCGACGACAGCAACAACGTCTCGGGCGTCGCGAACCTGACGCTGACCGGGACGGCGGACGGTCGCGACCTGTCCGTGGACGGCGCGAAGCTCGACACGCTCGACGCGGCGCGGCAGATCCCCGCTGGCGGCACGGGCGGGCAAGTGCTGAAGAAGGTCGACGGCACGGACTACAACGTCGAGTGGGACGATGACCTGACGGGCGGCGGCGGTGGCGGCGATGTCGTCGGGCCGGGCGCGGCGACGGACAACCGCGTGGTGCGCTGGGACGGCGCGACCGGCACCGCTGTCCAGGACTCGGCGGTCACGATCGACGACTCGGGCAACGCGACGGGTCTCGGCAACGTGACGATGACCGGGAACCTGACGGTCTCCGGCACCGTGGACGGTCGCGACGTGAGCGCCGACGGGACCGCGCAGGACACGCACATCGCGGCGGCGGCTCCGCACGCGGGGCACCTGACCGGCCCGGCTTCGGTCGCGGACAACCGGCTCGCGCGCTTCGACGGGACCACGGGCAAGATCGTCCAGGAGTCCGTGATCGACGTTGACGATCTCGGCAACGTCGATGGGGTGAAGAACCTCACGATGTCGGGCGACCTCGTGCTCGAAAGCGGAGAGATCACCGCGCCGGGCGGAATCGACATCGCGGGCAGCGTCGAGGTCGGTGCGACGTTGACGACTGGCGCGCTGATCGTTGAGAGCACGAGCACGCTCGGCGGCAACGTTAGTGTCACGGGCAACATCTCGGTCAGCGGCACGGTCGACGGGCGCGACGTTTCGACGGACGGCACGGCGCAGGACGCGCACATCGCCGCCGCGAATCCTCACAGCGGACACGCGATCGGGGCCGCGTCGAGCACGGACAACGCCATCGCGCGGTTCGACGGCGCTGGCGGCAAGACGATCCAGAACTCGGGCGTCACCGTCAGCGACGCGAACAACGTCGCGGGTGTGGTCGACCTGACGATCACCGGGGACATGACCGTCGCCGGAACCGTCGATGGCCGGGACGTGTCGGCGGACGGCGAGCACGTCGCCACGTCCGGCCCGTACATCGACGAAGAGGCGAAGTGGCCCGAGATCAAGTTCCAGTGTTCGGGCGAGTGGACGGCGGGGATGGACACGTCCGCCTTCCCAGAGACCGTGGCGTACGTCCAGCGCGTCAGCACGACGAACGCGACGTGGACGGCGAGCGCGCGGACGCTCACCAAGACGAACGCATTCGCGACGTACGACTTCGAGGCGGGCGATACGTGGCAGCCCTCGACGACGGACGGCGGCTGGGTCGTGGCCGAATACGCGATTGAGTCCAAGACGGACGCGAGCAACATCGTCCTCGCGGCGGGTCCGTCGTTCCCCGCCGACAACTCGGTCAGCGACGGCAGCGCGGGCCGATCCGCCGACACGACGAACAACCGCCTGCCGTGGGACGGGCACCGATTCGTTGACGGCGAAGCGATCCAGTTTACGGGTGCCGGACGTCCGCAAGTCGGTGCGCCATACGGTCCTGCTGGCGGCGCGGGCGCGATCACCAACCTCGCGGAGTTCTTCGTCAAGCAGCACGACCCGGACACCATCGAGGTCTACGGCTCGCGCGCGCTGGATGTCGGCACCAAGGTCGACTTCACGACGATCGGGACGAGCTGGAGCATCCGGCGGCGGACGTTCCACTACCGCGAGGAGAACTTCGGCGGCTGGGAGATCTACAACACGATCGGCGCACCGCCCGAGACGACGGACGGCGATGCGAACTGGACGGCGGACCCGAAGTATTCGGACCAGGGCTTCGACGTGTTCCCCGCCGAGCTTTCGATGGGCGGCGGGCTGCGCGGCGAGATCACCGGCATCCTCAAGCAGCGCGCGGCGGAGACGCGGAATCTCTACTTCGTCCTCGACCTCGACCCGGACGTGCGCGCGCACGGCGTCACCGGCTGCAACCTGTTCAAGGCGACGTGCGTAGCGGCGACGAAGGTCTGGACGAAAACGGCGCACGGTCTCAAGACGTACGACATCGTTCAGGCGGAGACCGACAACGGCGGCGATGGGACGACTTCCTCGCCGGTCGCGTCGGGCACGAACTTCCTCGTCCGACGAATCGACGCGGACACGTTCTACCTGTGCGACACGTCGGACACGTCGCTCAAGACGATCATCACGCCGGGCGCGGACGGTCAGGCGTGCATCGTCAAGACGGCCAACGGGAACTGGAACCGCATCAAGTTCTCGTTCGCGGTGCCGAACACGGTCTCGACTGTGGCGACGCACACGATCACGAACGCATCGTGGGATGACGGCACGCTGACGCTGACGGCGGCGGGGCAGTTCGCGAACTATCTGTTCGAGGACGGCGACCAGTACGAGCCGAGCACGACGGACGGAAGCTGGACGGTCGGCGACAGGTTCACCATCGCGTCGCGTACGTCGGACAACGCGATCGTGCTGCTCGACAACGGCTCGAATCCGGTGCCGACGACGCACGCTGGCGTTGCCGACGGCATCGTCTACTCGGCGCTCTACACGCCGTTCCGCCTGACGTGGTGGTTCGAGCGCGACGCGGGCGAGATGTCGATCGCCTCGGCGTCGAAGTGCGGCATCTGGTACGCGCGGCTGGAGATCGGCCCGAACGGCTACATGGTCGATCCGGCGACGCCCTCGGACGGCTACGTCGCGCGGCAGACGTTCCACCGCACGACGCCTCGCACGGCGGTGACGTACAACGAGCAGCGACAGCAAGAGTGGGGTCCGCTCTCCCGCGCGCGCTACTACTCGACCGGCACGCGCCCGACGTTCACCTACGCGGTGGACGAGCCGATCTCGGGCGGAACGTCCGGCGCTACGGGCGTCGTCATCCGCCACGACAACAACGCGGAGACGATCCTCTACCGGCCCGATTCGATCGACCTCGACTTCATGGCGGGCGAGACGATCACGGGCGCGTCGGGCTCGCTCGTTCTCGGCCCGATCGAAGGCGGCCCGATCCCGATTCGCATCTGCACGCGCGTTGCGACGAGCGGGGCGCAGGACGACCGCTTCGAGGTTCGCGTCCATTCCTACCGCGTCACCCTTTCGAGGAACCGGCTCGGATGAGCGGCGTACAGACGAGCTACAACGCGCAGAATTGCGACGTTCGGAAGAACTACGCGGAGCACGAGCAGTGCATCGTGCGCCTGTGGCTACCGGCTGGATACCGCTCGCTGGAGGACATGCCGGTCTACCTCAAGATCCCCGGCGGCGGCTGGAACGCTCCGCACGCGGACGCGACGGCGGACATCCACGATCCCACGGGCGAGCTGATCGCGGGCGGCGACTACATCGACGACTTGCTGACGGCGGGCTGGGCCGTCGGTCGCATGGAGTGGCCGCACGGCGCGAACGTCGACATCGAAAGCCGCGTGCATCCGACCTCGCGTTGGCCCGCGCTGACGGTCGCGATCGGGCGATGCGTGCAGTTCCTCAAGACGCACGCGCTCGACGGACTCGTCACGGGCAGCACGGCGAGCACGCTCGCCACGAGCCACCTGCGCTACATCCTGGAAGGCACGTCGTCGAGCGGCATCGACGCGATGAACGCCGCGTTCCTGCCGGACGGCGGGCTGCGCTACCAGAAGGGCGCGGTGTATCGGGGCGGCGGCACGACGTTCAACTACCGCTACAACCACCGCGTTCGTGGCGTTGTCAACTCGGACGGCGGCTGCGATTTCCGCAAGTGGGCGAGCAACGCGGTCAGCGCCGACGCTCTGCCGCGCTTCGGGCCGCGCGAGAACTTCTACGTCAACCCCGCGCTCGGCAACGTGCCGAACGATCAGAAGCGCGTCTGCTCGCCGCTGTGGCTGGCGGAGCGGGCGTATCCCGAGAACCTCGATCTCGGCGTGTTCTGCATCATGGACGAGGGGTCGGTCCCGAACGGACAGTCCGCCCCCGCCGTTGGCGCGGTCGGCTCGTTCCTCGGCAGCGGAACCACGCTCGTCTACCTCAACGCCGCGCAGACGGGAACGTTCCAGGTCGGGGAGACCGTCACGGGCGCGACGACGGGAACCGGCACCGTCAAGGGCCGCAAGGTCGCGGGGCCGAACACGTACCTCTACGTCGAGCGCACGACCACGGCGACCTTCGCGGGCGTCGTCACGGGCGGGACGAGCGGCGCGACGATCACGGCGACGTACGAGTGCGGCGGCAACAACGACCGGCTCGCGTTCCTCTCGCCCGCGCAGGCGCTCGCGGTGTGGGACGCGGCGGGCGACGGTGAGATCGCCGACTGCACGGCGGTCCACGAGCAGATTCACGCGCCCGCGCTCAAGCGCCAGCTCGAAGCGAACGGCGACACGTTGTCGCGCTTCTACATCGCGAACGACTACGTGGCCGGGCTGACCGGCGGCTACACGCCCGCGTTCACCTGGAACGACCTGACGCTCGGGGACGAGATCCTCGATTGGCTCGAAAACGGGCTGGGGATCACGCCGTGATCGCGCTTTGGAAACGACCTCTGACGCTCGCGAACGGGACGAAGATTCACGTCCTGCCGAGCGTCAACCTGCGCCCGCTCATCACGGACGCGAACGGCGATCTGGTCGAAGGCGACAACTCGCCCGACGACTTCCCGCCCGTGGGCGAAGCGGTCATCACGCTCGCGGACGGCTCGACGGTCACGGTCCCCTACGAACGGGCCTACTACTCGATGGATCTCACCACTCTCGCGCGCGTCAAGATCCAGATCGGCGGCGGCATCGGGAGCACGCACGACACGCTGCTCTCGACGATCATCACGGACGTGTCGGCGCGCATGGAAGCGTACATGCGGCGCAGCGTCGCGAAGCAGACGTACACCAAGACGTACCCGATAGGTCGGCTCGCGACGCAGTTTCGGCTCGACGCCTTCCCGGTCGAGTCGATTACGTACATCCGCTACGGCGACCACCCCGACAACATCGACGACGCGGCGTACAACCTCGACGCGACCAGCTACGTGCTGGAAGACGAGCTGACCGGGCTCGTTCGGCTGCACATCGAGACGCCGCTCAACACGCCGCGGCGACCGGGCTACGCGACGGTGCAATGGGTCGGCGGGATGGCCGAGGACGTGGCGGAACTCATCCTCCTGTTCCCGCAGATCGCGCGCGCGGCGGACATGCAGGTTGCCTACGAGTTCCAGCGCCGCTTGACGCCGGGCGGCAACGTGCAGACGGAAGGCGGGAGCACGGCGTTCGACGGCGAGTTGGATTGGCTCGACCACGTTCTCAAGACGCTCAACCACTTCCGGCGGCACGTCGTATGAGGCTCGTCGCCCGCACCAACGCCGCCGACTTGGCGCGCACGCTGGGCCGCATCCCGACGCGGCTGGAGCGCGAGCTGTACCCCACGCTCAAGGTGTGGGGCCACGAGCACGTCGCGCGCATGGGCCAGCGTATGCGCGCGGGCGGCTCGGCGGATTCGGTCAAGACGCGCACGGGCCTCCTGCGCGGATCGTTCCAGCACGAGGTTCGCCGTGGCGGCGGGCTCGGGAACCTGCGGCTTCGCGTGTTCTCGGCGGGCGTCAAGTACGCGGACATCCAGGAGCGCGGCGGCATCGTGCGCCCGACCAAGGCCAAGTTCCTCGCGATCCCGCAGCCCGCCGTCAAGACGGCCAGCGGCGTCGCGCGGTACGCATCGCCGCGCAGCTATCCCGGCGAGACGTTCGTGTTCCGCTCCAAGAAGGGCGGGCTCTGGGTCGCGGAGAAGAAGGGCAAGCGCGGCAAGGTCGTGCTGCTCTGGCATCTCGTCAAGTCGGTGCGGATCAAGGGGCGGCTCGGCTGGTTCGATACGTGGCGCAGCGGTAGCGCGCAGCGACGCGACCAGCTCAAGGCTGCGGCGACGCGGGCGCTGGAAGGGGCGGGGCAGGCGTGACCGTCGGCACATTCGATCTCCCGCCCGGCTTCGAGTTCGTGCGCCGCTCCACGCGACGCGCCTACGCATCGGGCCGCGACGCGGGCAACGTCCGCACGCGGCAGGTTCGCGAGCGCGAGATTCGACGCTGGACGCTGCGCTACCGCACCGCGCCCAAGGGTTTCGAGTACGTCGTTCACGATCTGTGGACGGAAGCGAAGGCGACGCTCGATTTCCTCTGGACGCCGCCGGGCGAGAGCGAGATCCGCGTCCGATTCGGTGCGCCGCCGTCCGTGACCTGGCGCAACGCGCACGTCGTCGCGATCGAGCTGGAGCTGGAGGAGGTTCTCTAGTGCCCTACCCGACCGGCACGCCCGTTGACGAGCAGATCCTCGACGACGTGAAGGATGCGCTCGACGCCATCGCGACGCCTTCGTACCACTCGACGGTCCGCTACGTGTCGCGGTACGACCCGGAGAACGGGATCAACATTCCGACGGGCGAGTACCCAGCGCTGCTGATCGGCCCCGCTTCGATCGCGTGGGACGACTTCACGCACGGTCTCCAGTCCGGCGTCATGACGTTCACCGTTCGCGGCTTCGTCGAGCAGTTCGAGCAAGTCGCGACCGCGCTGGCGTGGCTCGCCGCCGACATTCGCAAGGCGCTGACCGCCGACTACACGCGCGGAGCCGTGGCGCTCTCGACGCGCATTCTCGAACAGACCTCGTGGACGCTTGCCGACGCGGCAGGCCCGATCCACGGCGTCGACATCACCGTCCAGGTGCCTTTCCGGCACGAGTACGACAACCCGAACTCGCCCATCTGAGCCATGACCGGATCACTCGACAGCCGCCAAGTCCTCGCCGCCATCGTCGAAACGACGCCGGGCACGCTCAATTCGAGCGTGTACGCGGCGGCGCAGGCGAAGCACCTGATTCTGAACGCTTCGATCGACTTCGACTTCCCCGTCTACACGCGGGACATCAAGCGGTCGACGCTGACGCCGCTGCCGGGGCTCGCGGGCCGCAAGCAGGCGCGCATCACGTTCGGCATCGAACTGACCGGCGAAGGGTCGAGCGGCGTGCCGCCGTACGACATCTTCCTTCGCGCGTGCGGGCTCACGCGGGAATCGCTGGAGAAGATCACGATCGGCGCGGTGACGGGCGGCCCGTTCCGACACGGCGAGACGATCACGCAGGCGACCACGGGCGCTACGGCCAAGGTGTTCATGGACACCTACACCGGGACGACGACGCTGTACGTCTACGATCTGGTCGGGTCCGAGAACAACTCGAACGTCTGGACCGGCGGCACGTCGAGCGCGTCGGCAACGCCTTCCTCGGTTGGCAGCGCGGCGGGCTACGGCTGGCGGCCCGTGGACTTCCCGACGACGACCGTGACCTACGCGACCACGCCGAGCCCGGACGTGGCGGTGTCGGACATCTTCCAGGGCGGAACCTCCGGCGCGATCGGGATCGTCGAAGAGGTCGACACGACGGGCAAGGTCATCAAGGCGCGCATCCAGAACGCCAAGATGTTCTCGGCGGGCGAGACGCTGACGCGCATCACGCCGGACACGGACTCGCTCGGCGCGGCGTCGTCCATCGCGCAAGAGGACATGCCGACGCTGACGATGGCGCTGTACGAGGACGGCAACCGCTGGACGATCGCGGGCGCGCGCGGGACGGTCAGCATGACCGCGAACAACGGCGAGCCCGCGATGCTGAACTTCACGTTCACGGGCGCGTTCGCGGACGACTCCGATGCGGCGATGCTCACCGGCATCTCGCACGGGCTCAAGGTGCCGCCGGTCATGCTCGGCGCGACGGCGTTGCTCGGCACCGAAGGCAGCACGCCGAGCTACACGGCGCGCTTCCAGTCGGTCAGCCTCGACCTCGGCAACGATCTCCAGTACCGCGAGAGCGCCAGCGCCACGCTGGGCGTCATCGAGACGATGATCGTGGGGCGCAGCGGGTCCGGGTCGGTCGACCCCGAGGCGGACCTCGAAGTCTCCTATCCGTTCGTCGGCAACTTCGCGGACAACGCCGTCGGCTCGCTCCAGTTCACGATCGGCACGGCGAACGGCAACAAGTTCATCCATCAGGTGCCGGGGCTTCGCACGAACGGAGTCGGCACGGGCAACCGCAACGGCGTCCGCACGCGCGAGCTGGCGTTCGAGATGACGGGCGGCTCGATGGCGAACGTCTCGAACAGCGCGAACGAGCGGAACGACTGGCTCATCGCCTACATCACCGCGTAGGAGGACGCATGGACCTCGAATCGAAGATCAAGGAACTCGAAGCCCTCACGCGCAAGGCGCAAGAGGGCGAGGCAATCGACCCGCTCACGGCGCTGGCCGCGCTGCGGCTGGCGTGGGAGATCATCCGCGAACTGCGGAAGTAGCGAACAAGCGCACCAGGAGGGGCGCGAGCATGGCAATCGCAGTCGACCCGAAGCAGACGGTTCCGTTCGTGCTTGCGGAGGACCGAACCCTCCCCACGTCGGAGCAGACGGTGTGGAAGATCCAGCCGCCGACGACGCGGCATCAGCGAGAAGCGGCGCTCGAATCCCAGCGATCGGGCGTCCACGCTTCGATCTACCTCGTCAAGCACCGGCTCGCGGGCTGGGAGAACTACCGCGTCCGCAAGGAGGACGGGTCGATCGTGGCTGTCGAGCCCGAGCACGATCGCGACGGCGCGCTGTCGGACCGCTCGCTCGACCTGATCCCGTTGCGCTGGAAGGTCGAGATCGGGGACGCGATCTTCGAACTCGGGCGCGTCTCGGAGACCGACAAGGGAAACTGAGGGCGGTCGCGCGGACAGACTGGGTGACCCTTGCGCGTTTGGTCGTTCCAGAGTCCATGCGCGACCAGGACGCTCGGCGACAACATGGATGCGACGCGGACGCCGAT